TTCACGCGCAGCAGCTTGCTCTGGCGTTTCTTCTTCGTCTAGCGCTCGGTTTGTGCTTGCCATGATTTAAACGCTCGACACAAAAGTTAAAGTTGCCACATTAGACGCCGTGGCTGGACGGGTTGGTGATGTGCCCGCAGCGTATGCCTGTATGGTAATTGCAGCGTTAGTTGTTGACCAGTAAAGCTGAATGTAATCGCCAGCAGCAAGGGATAAGTAAAAGTTCCACCCTACAATGGCGTGTCCGTCTACGCCTCCGTGTTTGTTTGGGACAGAAACAAACCCAGTGGAACCGGGAATATCCGTTCCGTTCTTACGCAACCAAATGCTTACATCTTGTAGTTGAGTGTCTGTATTCTGAAACTGCGTACTAAACTGGAGGTTGTAGATGCCAGCGTAGGTAACGGTAAATTGGCTGGTTGAAACTAATGAACAGTCGTTAGAGTAGTCCACCGTATTAAACGTCATGGCGTTTGCGGTGTTCGCAGTGACAGTGTGACTAACGGTATCCTGCACCGCAAGGTACGGCACGTTAATAACTGCTGCCTGAGTTGACGCAGTTAACTGCCCTAGTAATTTGTCGAGCTGATTAAAATACAACCGCAAGACATTGGCAAATTGGTCTTGGTACTGACTATTCCATTCGGCTGGAGCTAGTGGAAGATTAGGCGCGGCTACTTTAGTAAGTGCATTTTCAACCGTAATTGTGTAACTCATCGCCTGCCGTCCGGACGAATGTCAATCCGTGGTGCGCCTAACTGCCACGAAGTATTAATTTGATTTGATTCGGCTTTAAAAATTAGTTGTCGGCCCCGTACTCGGGTATACACAATCCCAGTGAATTCTTCAGTAATATTGTACGTCGCTGATTTTGTAACCGTAGCGGAAGCAGAGGTTCCAACACCTGACCCTGAGTTAGCCATAGGGTACAGCGTCATTGTTAGTTGCGCCAAGGCCCCAGTATTTGGATCAGTCGAAGAATTATTAAACGTTAAATCTGGCAGCACCCGCCAAATGTACCCAAAGTTATGTCCGTCGCCAATATCAAATTCAGACGAAGAAATGTACGCATTTATTGGCAGTGTCGTAGCAGTTTCTTTGTCATTTAAACCCGACTCTTGATCAACAATATTGTACGAATAAGTAGCCGCTTGTGGCGTAGCCCGAAGTCCAGAGTCATTCCAAGCGGTGCGAGCCATCGTGCCGTAGTACCAAACTTGTTCTAAGTAGTTGTAGACCACATAGCGGTCTATTGTTGTGTTGGGGTTTGCTGCCGTTCCTGTGCCATTTGGCCCAGTAATAGAACAATAAAACCACCAAACTTCATTAAACCCTTCATTGGTTCCAGCAAATACTTGCTGTCCTTGGGTTAAATTAATATCGTTATATATAAACTTACGTAAATCGCAACTAAGCGTTTGCACGCGACCGTCGTACATGTAGAACTTGTCTACGCCCATCCAATAAATAACTCCAGAACCAACAACTGCTGAATTCTGGCTGATGATGGAAATATTGTCGCCAAGGAGCTGAGTACCCCATACAACCGGAGGACCAAGATATTGAAAGGAATATACCGAAGAGTCAGTAAATACTACGATCTCTTGCCGGGTTTGAACCGCTGTAATAATTTGTGACCCGTGTGATAGCTGCACGCTTCCGGCTTGGTTTGTGGCATCCGGTGTCCACTCCAACACATTATTTTGATCCGACCAACGCGCTAGCATTGGGTTCTGTATTGCCGACCCGTAATCATTAGCGCCAAACGCGAACACGAACCTATTAACGTCGGATACAAACAAATAGTTTTGGAGCGTTGGTACGTCAACCAACTTGGAGATATACACCCCCGACCCAGTCGAAGAAGTGTTAACTTGAGCACCATTGGTGTCCAACAGATTAGCCGTCAGCCCGTTTACGTTAAACAAATAGTACGTAGTCGCAGCCGATATGCCAGTCGGCAAAGACCCAGATGCAGCAAATTGAACCGCTGTGCCTTCTGTAAGCACGCTGGTTAAAGTAACAACCGTAGGAGATGCGGACGTAAACGTAACTGTCCCACCCAAAGTATTTAGCGCTACACCGCGTGTGGTAATTCCATTATCAGCTTGCCAGTAATAGATAGCACCACCACGGGGCCCAAACACCAAATCTTGGCCAAAATTATTTTGACTCCAAATCCGCAAAGAAGTGGTGGTGGTACCGCCAATACCCCAATAGCCAGCGCCCCATTTACCTGCGCCCCAACCATCGTAAGGCTGTTGAATTGCGGTACCTATACTAACTTGATATGCAGCCGAAACTGCTGAACCACCGGTTGTACCCGCCGCGACAGCGGATGAGGTTGTGATTGTGTACGAGTTAACATCGACAAACGTAATGCTAAATTGAGTGTTCAACAGCGAAGCGTAAGTACCCGTAACACCGCTAAACGTAACGTAGTCCCCATTAACAGCACCGTGTGAGGGAGCAGTAACAGTTACCGTCGTAGTGCCGTTGCCAAGAAACGGGTTAGACCCAAGGGTAGTGGTTACGCGAATTGGCGTAATGTCGTTGTACGCCCCGCCGTTCTCAATGTAAAACTTTAAGTTTGTCCCAAGCCCCAACAAATTAAAGTTGCTGAGCGTGGTCCAATTCCACAGTGAGCGACACACACCAAGAAAGGTATTTCCGGAAATACGCTCCCACCCACCAATAACTTCGGGTGTACCTTGGCGAAACCGAATTTTGTCACACTCGTACCAACCACCTTCAGTTGTGTACCTAGTGTTTTCCCGGTTAACCCCCGGCTTAAACAAAATTTTGGTTAGGGGCATTACTTACTCGCCACACCTTTGTGCTTTTCAAAGCTGCGCATCCCGCCAAAACCAAGAAGACCCGATAAGAGCACCATCAACTGCTCAACATCAAGATCAGGCGGTGCGGATAGACCTTGAGGAATTATATCCACACCTTGCCCAAAAGCCCAGCACCACTGCATCAGGGGGTACCCGAGGAATTGATAAGCAAGACCAGCCACCCCAACCCAGCCCACAGCAGGACGCCAACCACTGACAAATAGGCTAGTAGACGCAGCTTCAATCTTATTGATATCAACTTGGGCGAGGTCGGTCGCCTGATCAATCTTCTTTTCCTCCAGATCAAGCTTGCGCTCTTCGAGCGCCATTTGAAGCCTCTCCTTATCTGTCGTAATAAGATCGCCCGCAACTTTTCCAACTCCCTCGATGATTGAACCAATACCCATCAGATCCATTACTTAAGTCCTTTCAAAGTGCGATTGATCCAGCCTAAAAGAAATCTAGACTGCGTGCGATTTTTGTTGCAGATATCCGCGTACCTAGTAATCTTGGCAAGCGCGTAAGCTTTTCTGAACGCTTCGCCGTCAATCGCATTTAGTTTTTGCAACGTGACATCGCCAACCGCGCCATCTGGAGTGGCTCCAACGATCAACTGCGCCAGCTTGATTGCAACTTTTACGCCGGTATTTACGCCGAAATTGAAGATGCTTTCTGCAACAACTGGGTTCGTAATTTCATCCCCTCGTATACGATCCCAAAACTCAGCTTTATAAAAGCTACGCACCATCCCAGTAAGGAGCGGGTTGTTGAGTGCGCCTTGGTCGATGAGTCCCCATCCCGGCCAGCGCGGGTTTGGGTTGCGTGCAATTCCAGCATAAGTCATTCCTCCGGTATCACCGGCCAAAGTTGTTAATTGGTAACCGCCCTCATCGACGATCATCTTTTCAAAAGCGGGATTGAAGTCAGCCATGTTGTTTCCTATATTCTTCCCGAAGAAACGTAACTTTCTTTTTGCCGTCGTGTTTTTTAACTTGGTTCATTGCAGGGGGGCTATTTATATATTCTGCCGCACGTAACATTCGGTCTGGGTCATCATCAAACCGCGCAAGCCCCATGTTGCAAGTGATGCACAACACCCCACGAACATCATTTGAGTCGTGACAGTGGTCAACGGCAAACTTGTACTGCTCAATTTTGAGCACTTTAAAACAGATAGCGCATTTGTAGCCTTGGTATTCTAGCAGCCGCTTGAAATCTTGGGGGGTCAGCCCAAACCGATCTAGCCGATTTACGTCTGCTTTGCAAGCGCTGCACAAAAAATAGCGCTTATTCCCGTGAATTATAAGCTCTTCTACGGGAAATTTTCTAAGGCATATACCGCATGAGTGCATAAAAGTACCCCCCTTTCGGGGGGCCAAGCCTTACTCAGCGGCTTCTTCGTCTTC